GCACTACTTTTTAAAGTTCTTAAATAAACTGTATTATTAGCTCTTCCTGGTACAATTGTATTTCCTGTAGCATCATCTAAATCTGTTTGAGATATATTAATATCTAAACATGAGCAAGCAAAAGGATAAACTGTTGTAGTAGAAGTAGTGGTGCTAGTTGACGTGCTAGTAGAAGTACTGGTTGATGTAGAACTAGTAGTTGTTGTAGTATCTGGAAGTTGAGTAGCAGTTCCTGTAAATGAACAATCTGGTAATATAGTAGTACTAGTAGTTGTAGTTGTAGAAATTCCAGGACATAAACCACCAATACAATTAGCTCCAATTGTAATAAATACAAGAGCACTATCTGAAGCTCCACAACATCCACAAAACTGTAGTGTTTCATTTGCAGAAATTGTAGTTTCAATAAGTTCTCCAGCACAATCATTATATGAAATATTAAAATCTATTACACTACTACTTCTATTTTCAAATGTCAAACATTCACAAGGAATAGCTGTTGTTGTTGTTGTGGTAGTTGAACTTGTACTAGATGTACTAGTAGATGTTGTTGATGTAGTACTACTAGTTGGAGGAGTACAAGGACCATTTGGTGTCACTATAATAGTTCCAGGAACAGTTAGAGGACTATCTGTTACAACACAAATATTTGTATCTCCTGGGTTTAATATAATAGCTTCTGGCTCTCCTGTATCACAATTAGTAATAATTATAGCTACTGGATCAACTCCTGTATTATCTAATGAGAAGTTTTCACAAGGGTGTATTGTTGTTGTACTACTTGTTGTTGATGTAGAACTTGAACTAGTACTAGTAGTAGTTGTACAACATTCACCTAATTGATTATATATATTAATAATATCACCATTGATAGTTATTATCTGTGTAGTGATATTAGTAATTTGAATATTTAATATATTAATCTGTGTTAATAGATTACATATAATCTCATCAATCTTTTGTAATATCACATTAAGTGTATCACATGGTTCAGCTGTCGTGCAACTTAATGCAGGACCATCATAAACAATAGTACTAGAAGCAGTTAGATTAGTACCACATGAATTGTTATTACAACTACAATTACCAATTGTAGAACCACATCCACAAGGACTATTTATAACTACGTCTGTACAGCAAGGATTTACTGGTAAAAAAGGATATGCCATCTTATTGATTTATTAAGGTATGTATATAATATAGTAACATCCGTAAGCAGGTTGATTATTTGGGTGAGCAAGTCCTCCACCAGTTACCTGGTTAGTTACAGAAGTGGCAACAGTTATTCCTGTAAGACTTTCTGATGTTTGTCTAGTAACAATAGGTCCATCAGGATGATTATCTGCAGCACCTGAAGCACTACCTTCTGCATTAGGAACTGTATAATCATGTTTATGTTTCGGATCAGTAACTGTAGAAACAGCTGTAGCTACGTGCGTATGTGAAGGAATTTGTGTAGATAATAACGTAATTTCATTTGCACCAACTGTAGTTCCTAAAAAATAATTAGGATTAGCTCCACCTGGATTCACTGCAGGATTCATTGCTCCTCCATTCATTCCTGTAGTTGCTCCTACTAACACTCTTCCTCTTAAATCAGGAACACCTGGATTAGCTCCATTACATAAATATATTTTTGTCCAAGTTCCTATACCAGCACCTGTACCATCAAATTTACCTGTAAGAAAAGCAGGAGTTGGAAAGAAAGGAACTGCTACATAAGGAATCATTTTAGCACTTACTAATGCAGTTACACCATTTATATAAGCTTCAATATAAGAATCAATATCAGCTATAGTTACATAGTTTGTAGTGAGATCTAATGCAAGAGCAATTAAATCAACTTCTAATTCACAAACTTTATTAATTGTAGCTTGTACAATAGCATGTGTATCTGATGAAGCTGTAACTCCTGCTAAACATCCAATATTATAATCAGCATTTAATATAGCAAGTTCTGCCACAATAGCATCAATTTGTTCTTGAAGATCACAAGCAGCCTCTATAAGAGCTTTTGATATATCTACAATAGAAAGATCTTTACATGTTGGAAGATACTTCTGTACAAGTTCACATACCACTGTAGTTCCAAGATCTATCTTCACTCCTGTACCATCCAATGTTGATACAAGAAATGTGATTAATGCTTGTTCTACAAATGATAATGAATCACCTGTTTGTATTCCTAGGACAGGAACATCTATTCCTGTATATTTAACACATCTGTCAGAGACAATCTCTGTACATCCGTTATAACAATTTGAGCAATTGGACATATTATTTATTTTTTAAATGTTTATTATTAATCTTTTATACATCGAACAGAAAAACCATGATGTCTATTAGGATCTTGAGTTAAAGCATTAGAATTAATATTAATTAATTGAACACCAAAAGCATCAGGTAGATCATTTCCTGTACTAGTCCAAAAGTAAGCTATTTCACCAGTTGTAAAAAATGCTCCACTTAATGTTTCACGACCACCTCCAGGTAATGCAGTAAAACCTGTACTATTTGTTGCTCCTGCATTAGGAATCTCCCAATGACAGAATTGTATTTCTTTCAATGGACCTCCTGCATTATTTGGTATTACTGTACCTCCCATTGAAGCTGGATCAATATAGTCAAGTAATGTAACAAATTCATCTTTAGTTGGAACATGATAACCTACAGGAGCTAATCCTCTTGGGTCATTTACAGCAAACCAGTTGTATAATTTTCCATAAATTGGTCCGTTTGCAGAATTATTACTTTCATAACACCATGCACCTGTAGTTAATCCTATCCAAGTAGATGCATCAGTTACTTCAGGGATTGGATCTCCATTTCTATAAGTATCTACATTTAAATTACAACCAGCCCATGTTTGTGTTCCAATAGTTACATCATGTGGTATACACTCTACACATGGTGCAACTGTAGTACTTGTTGTAGTTGTACTTGTTGGTGGTAAAGTTGTAGTACTTGTACTTGTTGATGTACTTGTGCTAGTAGAACTTGTACTAGTAGTACTTGTTGAACTAGAACTTGTTGTTGTAGTAGTTGGAGGGTTTGGTACAATAATAATGTCACAAGGTTCCTCTAAACAACGTTCTGGTTCATTACATCTACTAACACATCCTAATGTAAGACGTATCACTCTACTAGCTATCATCTTAACAGAGTACTTATGTACATAGTTAGGATTACAATACTTATAAGTTAATATTCTCCTGTAGCCTATTAACTGGAGAATGTCACCAGCAGGTATAGGTTTATTTAACATATACGATATGTTATTATATAAATTATTGCCAAGCTCAGCTAACTTACAATCTATCTTTTTAAGTAGAGAAGGTATATCAGCGCATTCTGGGCAATCATTTAGTCTTGGTGATAACATAGTATTAATTTTTTATTTGGTTACTTTAGAAGCACAGTGTGCACACAGTCCATTTTTCAATTGACATCCACACCCCACATTAGCTCCACATGAATTACATTGTGCCATAATTAATAAAAGTTTATTAGGTAGTTGTTACCTGAACAACCACAGTTGGTTCTTAAAAAGTTATCTAACATATTATCTGCCTGAACATATAATGTATTTGATTCATATTCTGCACAGTTATTAGCTGCTGCAATAGCTCCTTGGATAAAGAAGTTTATTGTGTTTAACATAACACTAGATTGTGTTTTAAGTGCTCTGTCACATTCCATCATATTTAATTGCAAAAACGCATTGTCAAACTTCTCTTGAAGTCTATCAACACGTAATATTGTTTTCTCCACATAGTTTGCATATGCAGGAGCAACAGAATATCTTAATCTGTACACTCCATCTGGAAGTGGTTGATTACAACCAGGATCTGTAATTCCTAAATTAGATGATGTAAATACATTTAATTGGTCAGGAACAAAAGGTAAAATCTTGGTTCCGAATCCTGGTATATCAATCTCAATAGATGGTGCTGAGACCACTGGAGGATTGGTAGGATATACAGAAGCATCTGCAACACCAAGAGTATTAACATCGTAAGTAGGTACTACTAGTATATCTAATTGTAAGTTTGCCATGTTGTTTTTAAATAAATATGCCAGAGGAATATGAGTTATCCTCTTTCCCCTGGCATAGGTTATTATTAATTTCTACTTGTTAATTCTTAAGGTATAAGAGCTGTAGTAGTTGTTGTTGTTGTAGGTGCTACAGCAGTTGTAGTAGATGTAGTAGTGATACAAACATTGTTATCTGGAACAGTTCCTAAACCAGCTTCTAATACAGTTTCAATTGCAGCAGCAATACCACTTACACTAGCATTTGGAGCAGCAATGATTACAGTGCTATCTTCCATGATGTAATCACCCCATTGGTATTCAGATTTGTTATACTCATTAAATCTAATGTAGTATGTATCGTAAATAACACCACTAGATACCCAAGATTCAAAGTTCTCGTTATATCCATTCATTCTGTATAAGTGTTTCAAGTAACCTGCTTGATAGCTGTAGAAGTTTTTCTCTAATTGAGCAATCTCTGCAGATGTACCAGTAGGATAAGAAGCACGTTGTGTAATTGTTTCAAGAGCAACAATGTTACAAGCATCTGCAACAATAAAGTCAGCAGTAGTAGCAGGTCCAGCATATACAAAAGTTCTGAAAGAGAATCTATCATATTCAAATGGGAACGCTGCAATATCACAAGGTTGTCCATATATGGTTAATGGTTTCCCAGTAATACGTAAGATAGTTCCACCTACATTTTCGAATGTATAGAACGTGTTGAAGCTAATGTTATCAGGGTTGTTACCTGGAGCTTGTTGAGTTAATTTATTGATTAATAAATCAATGATAATGT